ATATTGCTATATTGTCCCTTTTGAGTGACAGAAATTTCATAATTATTTGTTTGTCTAATTCTTTTTACACGATCGACTTCTAAAACAACATTACGAGTTCCAAGAGAAATTGTCAAACTTTTAGCGTAAAGATCAAACCCATCACCAATAGTAACATTAACAAATAGTGAATTTTGTTGAGACCATCTGCCATCAGATGCAACAAGAATTTGTTCTTTAGGTAAGCGAATTTCTATATCAGTATTAAATAAAATTCTAAATAAAAGTTTAAAAGAATCTAATGATCCTTTTGATTTATAAAATTCGCTAATATGTTTATAAAGATTTTTTTTGTTTGCTTCAGTTCTTTTTGCAATACCATAGCCAACTTCTTTATAGACTAAATCTATAAAGGAATCTACCATTAAATCTAAGTCACGATTATTAAGAATATTGTTAATAACGTGTGAAGCTTCTCCAGATTGGTTTGCAAATTTATAATATTCTTTTAAAAACTCTACAAGAGCATTCGCATCCTTCAGCAGCTGCTGAGGAATCAGGCCTTCAATTCTTGGAGATTCTATGTTATCTTTATTCATGTCTACTAAACACTGTGTAATCTGGAGCTCCAGCTGAACCAAGTACCGCTATTGTATCTTCTTCTCCAGTTACTGAAATTCCTGGAGTTCCATCAGCTTCAATTGAAACTAACTGGTTAAATTTTGGCGCAATATCGTATGAATCAGGATCAGCAAAAAATAGTACAGTTTCTATTGAATCAATCTTTAAAGAATTAATTTCAACTAATCCTTTTTCTGGATAAATAAATCCAATATTAGATAATAGGGTGTCTCCTGTAGTAGCTGATCTTAAGAAAATAGTTCTATTATTTGTGCCATCACCAATAAGGGCATCTCCTAAATTACATTCTATTCCATTCACTGTAAAGTTTGAAGTCGAAAGTGTTTCTTCGGTGCTATCACTAATATAAATCGGAGAAGAAAACTTAAGAGTATAATCTGTAGTTATTCCAGTTTGAGGAGTTAGATGCTTATGCATCTTAATTCTTAGTGCAGAGTTTAAAATACCTTGATCTGCGGAATCAATTAATCTTAGAATATTCGATTGTCTAAATACACCATCAAATTTTTCTAAAGTTGTATTATTGTAATTTACAATAACTTGCCGCACAACTTCTTCTAATTGTGTTTTAGTTCTAGAAGTTTCATTTGGATCGTATTTAAAAAAAGCATTAATTGTTAAAAACGTATAATCAGGATCTGTAATATCATTTGTAACTGATCCAACGTTCTTATTTCTTAAAAATGTTTTAATAGATTCTTTTGTAGAATCAGTTAAAAAATCTGCGTCATTTGGTTTTATAGAAATAAATACTTTTCCGTAAATTGGAGGGTCATTTACTTCTCCTCCCCAAATTGAAATATCTTCAATAAAATCGTATTCTGATAAAAGAATTGACCGATAATCTTGAGAAGTTACGGCTCTATTTTGAGCTGAAAACAATTTTGGGGCGTTGTATTTAATTGAATCAAGTGTTTCTTTTTCAGCGCCGGTAAGTGTTTTTGTAAACCCATCCGCAAGCTCAACTAAAATAGATGTTAATCCACCAACAGAAGAATTTGACGAAAATAGTTTACACCCATTACCTTCTAATCCATTTGTTGAAATATAGGTAATTTCAACAATTTGTCCTGTTGTTGGTTGATAGCCTAAAACGCCATCTCCAAAATAAAACTCATATTGAGAATTTCCGTTCTCCTGTAAAAAATAAATTTTTGAATCACTTTTAACATCTAGTAAATTGTTATAATGACTATACGTCACATAGTCATTTGACGTTAAAGAACTACGAACTCTTACGAGAAGAGTTGCGGTGTCAATACTAGGATCGGCAATTCTAAACTTTTGAAATTCATCTTTATTATCTACACGGAATGTTAAACTTATCAATTTACCTTCGTATGCTTCAACTTCATCAAAGACATATTGGTTATTAAAAGAATTTTTAGTAGCGTTAAAGGCCGCATTAGTTACAAACGTATTAGTAACTGATCCAACTTGGCCAGTAAAATTAAATCCTTTCGGAATAGAAATAGTTGGGGCAGATTCACTATCTCCAGTAACAGTAACTTTTAATTTTGCTTGAGCAGATTTTTTAGAACGCGGTGTATATCCTAAATTTTTAGCATGAGATACAGCGTTAGATCTTACTTGCGCTGAATCTAAAAATGTTTCATTCATTGCCATATGCGCTAAAAGCGCGTTATATTGAGTATTATACGATAGAACATCTAATAAAACGTTCATACCTGAACCATCAAAATCGTAATCATTAAATTTATCTTGAGAACTTAAAAATATTTTCAGATTTGTTTTAATCTGATCGAAATCAAGTTCTGTTACGTTCTTAATCTGTGCCATCTATCGAGTTCTCTCTAAAAATAATTCGACATCAATCGGTTGTTGAGTAGATACTAAAATACAAGAAACAGAAACAAATAATGCGTTAGCATCGCTATTATCGGTGACCTTTACACCAGTAGTTACTACTCTTGGCTCATTTTGAGCTATAGCGTCTTTAATTTCATCTTGTAAAAATGATAACGTAATAGGATCTGGTTGTTCAAAAAGATAGCCAGTAATATTACATCCAAAATTCGGCTGAAAAGGTTTTTCACCTTTATTTGTTAATAAGATAGTGCGAATAGAATTTTTAATCGCAGCAATATCCTTTATAGGAACCACATCACCAAAATTTGGATGTGGCTTAAATCGCAAATCTAAATCAGTGTATGGCTTTACTCGGGCCATAACCTTTGCAGTTACCCCGACTCTAGATGAATTTGCGTCTGATAAAATTTCTGTACTCATGCTATTATTTATACATTATCCACCGATGTTTACATGGCCAACGCCATTAGCTCCGGCACTTCCACAAGAAATAGCATCACCGTTTCTATGAGCTGCTTTACCGTTTACCTTTACAGTGGAAGATCCCGCCGAAGCAGAAGCCCCATGAGGTGGAGCATTTGGACACGCATGAGGAAGATAAGCATCACCTTGCCTTACAACTGGTTTTCCTCCAGCGTTTACATTTCCACTAAAACCAGATGGTGCTCTTGGTGGAGCTCCACATGGATCTCCAGTTGAAGCAGAACCTTGAACAACTACGGCGGGCATTATAATCTCCTTTAGCTAGTCATAACATTAATTAACCATTGTGGTGCATTTGCCGATCTTCCACCAGCTCCCCAATACGTAGCAGAACCAGCTGGAACTGTATTGCCAGATGAAATATCTAAATGAACACCTACATTACCCATATAACCTACACCGGCTCCAATGGCTGTAGCACCAGCGTTTTTAGCTTGTTGGCACCAATTCCGAAGTTCTTGAGATTGAACATTCAATCTTTTTCCTTCTGAAGTGAATAGATGAACATCAGCGGCAAAGCCATTTAGGTGTCTATCAGAACCGGTTCTTCTTTGTGGAGTCATGCCACCCGAGAATATTTCTGCAGATAATCCACTGTTCTTACAAGCTTGAATAATAATTTGCTCAAGTTGAGTAACAATTTCTTTATTTCTTGTTGCATGAGCATTTGTATATTTTACAGTTGTTCCAGCATCGTCTTGGTAAATGATCTTACCGTCAATAGCTGGGTTTGTAGCATCAGAAGTAATATTTTGAATATTTTGCCCCGAGTAACCAGAAATTCCAGCTTTGCCGGTGCTTTGAAGATTTAAAACTTGTTGAGAATATGCTGCAGTTCCATCTGGAGTAATAACAGTGTATTTTGGAGTTGGAAAACTAATATCAGTATCAGCTTCATCAATTTGTACTTCAAATGGCGTAGATTCAAGAGCATCAAATCCAACTGCTGGAAGAGCGTTTGGTGAAGTTGGTTCTGGAATCATTGGATCATCAGGAGTTTCAGGGGCATCATCTGGAGAGAATGCTCCGCCTGGAGACATTGTACCACCAGGGTTCAATTCTAGTTGGGACGATTTAATATTCGTAGTTCCAGAAGAACCGATATTTGAAGTTCCTCCTGCAATATTCATAGTTCCATCAGCATCTAAATTCATAGTTGGAGAAGCTAAACTCATTTCAGTGTCAGCATCTATTTGCATAGTTGCAGTTACAACGTTTATTTCGGATCCAGCAGAAATATCTAAAGAGCCACCAGCATTAACTCCTCCAGATGTAACAGCAGCAATCGACAAAATGTCTGTTCCAAGAGTCATTGTTTCTTGACCCATCGCAGTAAATGCTACTGTGTGAAGGTCTAGCGATTCAGTTGCATCAATTCTGGTTACATCTGTAATCATTGATAGAGTTGGAACTTGTGTGACTATAGTGGCAGACATATCAGTAATCATATTGGAACCAACAATAGATAAATCTTCTTGTAGATCAATAGTCATTGATGGAGCAGTAATTGAAAATGGACCGTCAGATCTAAAATCAATTTTACCTGCAGAGTCGACTGTCAAGTTACCAGTTGTTTTTACGTTGATGTTGCCTGTTGTCTGTAAGATAGTGGATCCCGTAACATATCCATAATGCGATCCAGATACACGAGAAGTCAAATTTCCCTTTGTGTCAATATATGAATTACCGCCAACTGAAGATGTCATATTACCTTGAACTGTGGTAGACATATTTCCACCAACGTTAATAGTAGCATCTCCAGATACTGTAACAATCCATTGTGTCATAGCATCATATCGTTCTTTTGAACGAGTACGCATTGACGTATCTGGTCTTAATTCAATAAAAGCACCAGTTCTATGTTGGATGTTAATGCGTTCAGCGCCAGGTGTATCATCAATTTCTACAATGTGGCCTGATTCACTTAAACGAACTTTGTTGTATGGATATTGAGGCGCATAAGCGTCTTCTGGTTCTCCCACACCAACTGGCCGAACTCTTTCAGAATCTAGACCTAATGCTCTATTACCAGCGTCTGTACCAGCTTCTCTTGGAAAAACTCCGTATGGATCATTGAAACCAGTAGTTGGTTCAGCACCTTCGGCATTAGTGCCCATAATTGTGCCCATAATAACTGGATCTTGAGCATCATTTCCATCACGAAAGAATCCCATAACCCACGAACCTTCAACAAGACCATGAGTGCCTTCACCAACTCCTGAAGTACCTGACGAAGTTGTAGGCATAAGAACAGAAGCCCAAGGGAGTTCATTCGTTGGAAGAGCTCTTTTGTTTTCAGTGTGCCAGCCAAAGCAACGGACTTTCACGCGATTAAGTACTAATGGGTCGTGGCGATCTTCGACTACACCGGTAAACCAATTAAATTCTGTAGACTTAAATCCATCTTTATTATTAAACATAGCCATTAGTTATATCCTGTTAATTCAATGACCGTACCTACACTAAATCCTTCAACCTTTTCCATTGCATCTAGAACTCTTTCTTGTTCGGCCTTATTTAAATCTTTCATTTTAGCATCTGGTCCACCACGATCAGCTGGAACTGCGGCAGCTGAAATAACCTGTCTAGCATAAGATGCTGTATTGTTTTCAAATGCAGGAGCATATCTAGCAATAGCTGCAGAAATTGGTAAATCTTTATAATTGGATGTTGTAAAGATTAAATCTGATTTAGCTTGACGACCTTGTTCGTAAGTAGGGAATATTGAAAAGCGAGGATCAGGACTAATAGCGCCTTTGCCTTGTGCAAAACCACCATACTCAATATTTCCTGGATTATTATTTCTCCAATTACGTGCACCACTACGTCTTACTACACGACCATCGCCGAGTCTTACAATATTATATCCTGATCCGTAATCAATTACTTCAACAATTGTAGCAGATGGATCGTCAGGAACTACAGTTCCAGTAACTGCACCTGATACCGTTGGTGGTTCACCCGAATCGATATCTCCTGGATTTGATTCAATGCCAACAGCAGCACCGGTTTCGTCTTGAGTAACATCCGCGGCCGATCCCCCAGTAGCTTCAGCTTGTCTTTGCGCTGTATCACCTGCAATAGTAGCAGAATTTGCTACAGCGGCTGCAAGAGCTGGATCAACTTCGCCAGGACCATAGCCTGGAACAGGTTCAGTAGCAACAGGGCCCAGCTGCTGTAATCCACCAGCATCTCCATTTGGATCTTGACCAATTACATTAGTAATTTGTGGTTGAACATCAAATGCTTCATCTCCGTAGCGAACATTAGCCACACCTTCAACTGGTCTATATTGTAGGTTACCTCTATCAATACCATCGCGGGCCAATTTTAGACGTGTATAATAACCATTATTATCAAATGTATGAATTGAAGAAACTATCAAATATCGGCCGGAAAGCATTTCATCTCGCTCAGCGCTTTCAGATCCTGATCTTGGAATTACAATTCCAATCTGTCTACCTGGAAGAAGCCTTGGATCACCATGAACTTTAACTATGTGTTCTATTTGACCGAGATTGGAAATAATTGATCTTTTTTGCGCGCCAATATACGGCATATGCATATGAATATTTACTTCATCTTTATCAGACATTGCCTGTCTATTTACTGCATAAAATAAGTTATGAGCGTCAGGAGAGTTTGTATAATCTACTCCTGATACAGAAAAATCTGGATGCATAATAAGATCTTTATCCATTGTCTGGATGTCGTCTCTCATTGCATTAAAATCTTGAAGTTGGTAAGACTTTGAACTCCAATCTAATATATGAGTACGTGTAGCATATGAACCATCACGAAAACCTTTGTATGGAGAAAATCCAAGATTAGATGAAATTTCTAAAACCCGCAATCTTTGCTCTTCAAATGAAGCATCAGTCATAGCATCACTTCTTAAGAAAAACGATTGTGTATAAATATCAGCCTCTTCAGTCGAAATCATATTATTGTATGAGTTAAGAATAGAATTGCCACCAATAAAAGTTTCATAACAAAAGAAAGGAGATCCATTTGGCGCTGCGGTTTTTGACAGCATTTGCATAATAGCTTCTGAATATGTTTGCTTAGTTGGAATATACGTCATTACACCAGTAGACAAAGTATCACCGACTAAAAGCTTAAATGAGTTATTATCGGGTCTTAAAAAATCATTATAATCAACAAGTGTTTTATCTAAGTCGTCAACTCCGCATTCTTCGTATAATCTCTTTAAAATATCTGAAGGCTGACCTTTCATTACATGTTGAACTCGTCTCATTTTAGAAACTAGCCCAAAAGCAGAAGTGCATCGCAGTGTATATGCTTGAACATCTGGCTTAGGTCTTGCAAATAAAGGTATGTCAATAATATACCAATCAGATTGCATGTCTTCAGCTTGGCCGTCGCCGTCTAACTGTTTACGAAGAATAACAGATAACTTTTCATTACCAGTAATATTTAATTCTTCAAATAAGTTAATGCCATCAACGATTCTAAATTCTCCAATCATAGCTTGTTGGAAAATAGATTCAGTGATCTCAAAAGTATCTACAAGTTGGGTAATATCTCTTTCTTCTCCTTCAGCAGAGAAAATTCGAATCTCCATGCGGAAGGCACCTGGATTACCAACACCTGTAGAATTAGTAGGATGTAGACCTGATTGCTTCATTGATTAATTAACTTCTTATATGCTCTAGAAAATTCTTCAACGAAACCTTTTTTTAACACTTTGATTTGTTGTTTTGAATCATTAAGTTTTTCCTCATACTCGCGGTGAGTAACTTCAAATACTTCAGTTTCGCCTTTAGAATAAAGTGTTCTTGGAATTTCCATTCCGTCAATATCTTCGTAATGATGAGCAGCATTTATTTGATCTTCAACTGAAAAATCATAAGATGTAGATTTTACCCATTTGCTACCAGAGGTTTGCCCAATGATTTCCGAGTCTTGAGAAAAGTTTCCTGTAGAGTTTTGAATCTCAAATCGATTCATAAATACGTCAATTTCAGAAATTGTAGCAGTGTTTCCTGAAGTATTGCCAGTAATTTGCTCACCAACAACCCAATTCTGATCGAGAACTAAATGTTTATCGCCCGTATATCCAGAATTAATGTAACCAGTAATAAAAGTTTTTGTGTACTTTTCTGTTATGAATGTTTGAAGCTCGTTATATTCTTTTGGCCACGCGTGTAAACCTTCATATAAGTGTTCATTAATAATAAAAAAAGTCCAAAAATATTCTGGAGTATCATAAAACATTTCCGAAATTTGGTCGGGTCTTTCATTCTCTTGAATTTCATATAAGGTATAAGCCATTGCGTCATCAATTTGAATATCAGCTCGAACATTACGAAAAATATCAATGACCAAAGTGCGAGAATTTGGATCGTCTTGAAAATTATACGATGTCAATGGAAAGTTTTTAAAATAATGAGGCATTATAATAGTCCTCTAATATCTGCTTGTGTAAGAACGCGAGTCTCTTGGAATGTAAGCGAAATATCAACCTCTGTTGGAGCGTCATCTCTATGATGTAAGTGACCAGAACTATTGAATGACGTTTGAAAGTTTGTTAGATAGCTTTCATAAATTTGAGGATAAAAGCTATTTGTATCTCCTAAATGATTCTTAAATTGAATTTTCCACTTGGCGGGGTAACTTAATAGATAACCCTGTCCTGCTGTATCAGCGTACATAAGTTCTCTAAAAAGGTTTTGAATTTCTTTAATTGTTTTAGAGTCATTTTGATTATCTGGTACTAGCTTAAAGTTAAATACAAAAGAACGAATATTCATGTTTTGGAAAGCAGTAGTGGTATTTGGATTGATTGCAATAGATTTTGACTGCTGATAAATATCAGAAACTTTATCTGCTCCTGGAACCATTGCGGCATTTTGAATCATTTTACCTGCCATAATAGTTCTTAAATCAGAGTTTGAATTCGCTGCAGAAGTTGCTCTATCTAGCACGTTTTGGACAGCTGCTGAGTCAATACCACCAGAAATGCC